TGGAGCAGTTGGTGCGGTTCACGACCACGCTTGGCAACACGATTGGACCTGAAGGGCTTGCCCAGTACGTCAAGCCGCCTGAGCTAATCAAGCGCTTGGCGTACTCCATGGGCATCGACATCCTTGGGCTTGTCAAGTCCGAGGACGAGCTAGCTGCTGAAGCACAACAGCAACAGCAGATGGCCATGGCTCAGCAGGCTATGCAATCAAGCATGGCCGACCCACAAAAACTCGCCAATGCAGCTGCTACTACGCAGGACATGCAGATGGCGGCTGAACAACCCCCTGAAGACCAACCCGTATGACCACGACCCCAAACGCGCAAACCGCGCCTCAGATCACCGCGCCTGAGGCAGCAACGGAAGGCATGGTGGCGCCCGGCCAGGAAAGCCTGCTGGAGGAGTTTGTCAAAGAACAGCAGCAGGCCCAACAAGAGCCTGAGCTGCTAGCCGGCAAGTTCAAGAACGTCGAAGACCTGGCTCGCTCCTATCAGGAGTTGGAGAAAAAACTAGGCAGACAATCAGAGCCCGCAACCGATTCTGAGGCTGCACAGGCCGAAGGTTATTCGCAAGAGCAGGCTGTCCAGGTCTACGGCCAAGAAGCCGTGGCAGCTCTGGCTGGCAAAGGTATTGACTTGGCGGACGTTATGTTTCGCGCCGACAGCGGCGAGGACGTAAGCAGTCACTTTGATGATCTCGCGGAGGTCTTTAAGGTCCCCCGCCAGGTGGTGGAGAACTACGTCTCAAAGGCCCAGGCTCCTGCTGGGCAACAGCAGGAGGTGTTAACCGACGCTGATGCGGCTCAAATTAAAGACATGGTGGGTGGCAACCAAGGGTTTGCTGAGCTAAGCAGCTGGGCTGCCAGCAATCTCAATGCCAATGAGCTGGCTGACTACAACGCTGTAGTTGACAGCGGCAACAAGGAGGCCATCAAGTGGGCCATAAAAGCAATGGTTGCACGCCGCGCCGCTCCAGATGCAGTCATAGAGCCAAAGCTCTACGGGGGCGGAGATGCGCCGCAGCAAACTCGTTTTGAAAGTCAGCAACAGGTGCTGGATGCAATGGGTAAAACCAATGACCGCGGCCAGCGGCTGTACGAAGTTGACGAGGCTTACCGCGGCAAGGTTGCAAAAATGTTGGCAGCAAGTGATTTATTTGGTTAGCTTTTTGCCAGACGCCACCTAAGCGGCGGGCCCTCTAAGGAGGACAACCTGTGACGGTGAAGGAGAAGCGGTCTAAAAACTCAAATTCCTTCGCATACCAAAACAATGGTTGCTCCTGATCTTTCACGTCTTGGCCAAATTAAAGGCGCCGCCGCCACCTGGGGTCCCGGCGCAGCTGGCCTTGATGCCGACCGTGCCTTGATGCTCAAGTTGGGCGCCGCTGAGGTGCTTGACAGCTTTTTGCGTGCCACGGTTTTCAAAGGCAAAGTCCGCGAGCGGAACATCCGTGGAGGCAAATCCGTAGCCTTCCCAATCACGGGGCGCATGGAGGCCTACTACCACCAACCGGGGACAGCGATCAACGGCACTGGCAATGACCCTAGCGATCTGAACGAGCGCGTTATCACGCTTGACGCCTTGATGATCTCCGACGTGGCGATCCTTGAGGTGGACGAGCTGATGTCGTACTTCGATGTCCGCCAGGTTTATACAACTGAGCTGGGCCGCGCCTTGGCATCGGAGTATGACCGGCGAGTAGCTCGCATGATTTTTGCGGCTGCCAGCAACTCCACACAGCCCTTGAACAAGGCTATTAACGCTCACAAGACAGGCAACGGCATCACGCTGGGCTCTGACTACACGGGCGCAGGCGCCACCCGCCAGGCCAAGGGTGATGCCCTGGTCAACGCCATCTTTGATGCCCGCGTGGCATTTGAAGGCAAGGACGTGCCTGTGGACAGCATGTGCGCAGTGTTCACTCCTGAGGACTACTTCCTGATCTCGCAGTCTTCCCGCGCAATCAACACCGATTTCAACGGTGGTGGTGGCGGCAATGGCACCATTGCCACGGGTCAAACCCTGCAGGTGGCTGGCATCCCCATCCTGATGTCCAACCACGTCACCCAGGCCAACTACACACTTCAATCTGGCGACCACAACGCTGATTACGCTCAGAACCTGAGCAAGTGCAAAGGCCTGATCTTTAGCAAGGAGGCTGTGGGCGTCCTTACCCTGCTGAGCCCTTCGCTGCAGATGACTGGTTCTGAATACAAGGTTCAGTACCAAGCCGATCTGATGGTGGCCCGCCAAGCCATCGGCATGGGCGTGCTGCGCGCTGAATCGGCTTGCAAGATCGTGATCCCCTAAGCCATTAGGGTGTTTTACGGAATGTTTGCCAGAGGGGCCGGCAATGCTGGCCCCTTTTTTCGTTCTCTAGCACAATGAGTGCTACAAGGCCGTAGACGCTCAATGGGACTCGCCAACCAATCGGTCACGCCGGGCAGGACAACCCTTCTTGATGCGGTCAACGTATTGCTGGAAAACATTGGCGAGCAGCCCGTGAGCACGCTGGAAAACCAGCAGATCATGGATGCGCGCATTGCCGAGCGCACCTTGCTGGAGTTTCACAAGGAAGGGCAAGTCAAGGGCTGGTCCTGGAATAGCGAGTACAACTACGAGTTTGTTAAGGACAGCGGCACCAAGCAGATCACAGTTCCAGCAAACTTGGCCAGCTTCCGCACTGACCCTTATGCCTATGCCGGTCGCTTTCAACTGCGTGGGCAGGTGGTCTACGACCGCTACAAAAAAACCAACATTCTCGAAGCTGAGATCACCTCGCTGCACGCTGACGTGATCTGGCTGCTGCCGTGGGATCAAGTGCCAGAGGCCTACAACCGTTGGACGACCATACGCGCAGCGCGAGTGTTTGCCGCTCGCGTGCTAGGGGCTGATGCCTTAATTCGCTACAGCTTGCAGGACGAGCGTGATGCGCAAGCAATTCTTGAGCGCATGGAGCAGCAGGTGGATGAGCCCAACCTGCTGACTGGCAGCCGCGGCTACCTGCCTTTTCCGACTTATGCGCCAGCTTCTGGCTTGGCCACTCGACGCATTAGCCATGGGATGCGCCTCTGATGAGCCTGTATTCGTACTCAATTCCAAATCTTGCTCAAGGCATCAGCCAGCAACCTGATGCACAGCGCGACCCTTCTCAAGGCGAGATCCAGATCAATGGCATGTCTTCAATCCTGGAGGGCCTGCGCAAACGTGATTGTACGCAAACTATTGCCAAAGCATCTGCTACTAATTTTGGCGACTGTTATATTCACGGCATTTTGCGTGATAATATTGAGGAATATTTAGCAGTTGTTACTAACACTCAAGTTCGTGTATTTGATCTAAATGGTGTCGCGCAAACCGTTGTTGCACCATTTGGTAATGGGTATTTGGCAGGGGTAACAAATGCCAAGGCACAGCTGCGGGCTGTCACCATTGCCGATTTTACTTTTATTACCAATACCAACACAGCGCCGGCAATGAACGTTGCCGTAGCGCCTATTGCGCCAAGACCAGCAGCGCATGAAGCGCTTATTTGGGTTAAAGCCGCCAATTACGGCCAAACTTATACAGTTAACGTAAATGGTACGCAAGCGCAGGTGCAAACGGCTGTTGCGCCTGTTGTGAGCACCGGCCAGACTGTTACCGAAAATCGTATTAGTTCAGCCGATATTGCACAAAATCTAATGTCGGCATTGTCCGGCACAGGTGTAACCATGAGCCGAAGCGGTTCGGTTATCCACTTGCGCTCTAACAGCCCAATCACTGTGGCTGCCAATGATGCGAGGGCCAACGCGGATATTGGAGCAATTCTCGATAAAGTTCAAGCCTTTACTGAGCTGCCAACGATTGCTCCAGTTGGCTATCAAATTGAAATAACAGGCGACCCAGGCAACAACTTTGATGGCTATTACGTTGAATTTAAGCCCAACAGCGGCAATTTTGGAGAAGGCGTATGGTCTGAAACCGTTTCCCCTGGCGTGGAATATCAAATCAATGCTGCAACCATGCCGCATTTACTTGTTCGCTTGCCTAACGGTAGTTTTTATTTTGGCCCGGCTAACGGTAGTGCGCAAAACGGCATCACTATACCGATCTGGGGCCAGCGGGTAGCAGGTGACTATGACACCGCACCTGACCCCAGCTTTATTGGTAATCCAATCAACGATATTTTTATTTACAAAAATCGACTTGGATTTTTGTCAGATGAAAACGTAATCCTGAGCCGAGTAAGGGAGTTTTTTGAATTTTTTCCAGAGACTGTCACCACAGTGCTTGATACTGACCCGATTGACGTGGTGGCTAGCAACAACCGCGTTTCGGTGTTGCGTTATGCCATTCCGTACCAAGACGAGCTAATCCTATTTTCGCCGCAGTATCAGTTCCGCTTTAACGCTGCTGAAACGGTGCTGACGCCGGCTACGGCACAGATTACGGTGTTGACGCAGTTTGAGGTTGATATTAACGTCCGGCCCCAGTTGGCAGGTGGCGGGATTGTGTTTTGCCAGGCCAATGGCGATTTCTCCATGTTCCGGGAGTTCAGTGTTCGTGGCGCTGGCACTGCCTTGACAGCCGATGCGCAGGATCTGACAGGGTACGTTTCGGCTTTTGTGCCCAGCAATGTCTTTTCTATGACAGTCAACGACACCAGTAACGCCGTGTTTTCAATTAGCAGCGCTGTTGGTCATAAAAATCGAATCTACGTCTATAAGTATTTTATTCGCAACGCCGGGTCTGGCGCTGAAAGAGCGCAGTCTAGCTGGAGCTATTGGCAGTTTAATGCTGCAGATGAAATCCTTCAAATTTTGTGTATTCGGGAAACGCTGTTTGCGCTTGTGCGTTACGGCGTAGAAATCTTTTTAGAGAAAATGCCGGTACAAGACCGTTCTCCCGAGCCCCCAACTAATGCCCCGTATCCACTGCTGCTAGATCGTCGCATATCAACAACTACAGAAACGCCTGCTGCCATGCGGGTTAGCGCAGGCACCTACAATGCCACAACTAAGCTGACCACTTGGACGCTGCCATTTGCAGCCACTAGCACAATTCAAGCCTGGTCTGGCTTTAGCACTACCGGAAATGGTGGCGTGCTTTTGGGGTACATCACGGCCGGTTCAACTATTACGGCAAATGGCGATTGGTCTACGCAACCCATTTATTTTGGTGTGCCTTACAACTTTCGTTATCGTTTCACACGCTTCAAACTTTATAAGGAAATTGGGGGTGGCAAGGCGGCAGCCAACGTAGAGCGCACACAGGTGCGGAACGCCAAGCTGCGCTACCACGAAACAGCGTTTTTCCAAATTCATGTCATTCCTGAGGGCAGGGACACAGGCATCTATGTGTTTGACGGAACTGTGTTAGGGAGTCGAGTGTCAACTCTGGGCTCTGCTAATCCCAACGGTTTTGACCCTGACACCAATCGTTTTTTTGAAGGTGTTTTCAACATTCCAATCATGAGCCGCGGCGAGCGCTGCATGGTCGAGATTCACAACAACACCCCCCACCCCTGCAAATTCTCTACTTGCGAGTGGGTCGGCTTGCTTACTGGCAAAGCGAGGTCACTGCGATGAGATGGATTGAAGCCACCGAGGAGGTAGCCATGGAAATTGGCTTGCACTTACGGGAGCAGGACTGCGTGGAGGTGATGCTTAGCCACCAAATGCAGCCCTTGGAAGCGGTGTTAGACAGCTTTCTGAACAGCAGTATCTGCAAAGCCATTGAGGGCGATGATGGCCGCCCTGTGGGCATTACAGGCATCTGCCATGACCGTATTTGGTTGCTTGGCACCCACTCGCTAACGGCTACAAAAAATCACCGCCGGATGCTCTGCAAGCACGGCCGCGAGTGGGTGGATTACTGCTTGAAAGAGGCCGGCCAACCGATTGGCAACTACGTCTACTCCAAAAACCGTGCGGCCATTCGCTGGCTTTCTCAT